ATCTTGCCAAGCAAGTAAAGGTTTAGAAAAGGAGTTGCAGTCAAGACTACGAATATATGACAAAGCTTTGCAGCTCCGCCAAGGCCCTGGGTGGCTCCCAGGGGGCAGGATTATCTAAATCTGTTGATAATCCTGTTTCTGTCCGTGATCGAACAGATGCCTTAGTTCGTGGACTTCTAATAATAGTAGAGCATCATGATGCCAAACAAGAAGTCTGTTGTGCTTTAAGAGAACAAGTACACAACTATTTAGATAACAGCACTGACGAGTCGGTTTGGTTAAAGAGATGTAAATATCTCTTATGCTACCCACTCGCCCGTTATCTGAAGAACGAACTCCCTCCAGCCCCTGATGTAAGCTTCAAGCCATCAGGGGTCCTTCGAGGTTGGATGAAAGCTCGTTTTAATGCTTTCACTGATAAAAATGCCCATCTATGGTACTCCTGGTTTCAAACTAAGCGTTCTACTTTGCCATTGTCCGAATCTATAATAGATCAAACTTATGACAAGCATTTGGAAACGCTCACTAAACCTGACGAAGGTGATGCAGCTACGATCGAGTCGATAATGACTAATAGCGACTTCCTCTCTGTCCTTAATAAGGTCAGGAGAGAAGTGGCCGTAGAGTTTGCACTCCGTTCGCCATTTATAATCGAGACGCCTTCAACAAACTCTTGTTTTGAAGGAACTCGTTCACAAGGAGGTCAACAAATGAAACTACGCGAAATCAGCGGCCTGTTTTTAGAGAACCAGGTTACTGAACTAATTCCGTATGAATTTCATTCGATGGTGTATCGCCCGTGGGTCTATTCCCGGCATGGAAAGATATTTAACTTTCATCAAACCCGAAGATGTGCCTATGGACTAGAAGAGTGGTCCACACTTATTGAGTGCGCTTCTAAGCTAGATCTCAGTGTTCCTCTTAACTGTACTATTCAAGCAGTTCTTGAGCCGAACAAAGTTCGTGTTATTAGCAAGGGTAATGCTCTTCCTTATTACTCTTGCAAGCCCTTACAAAAGGTGCTCCACGATAGTCTCCGGTCTATGGATCCCTTCCGCCTGATTGGTCGTCCCTTAATGGCGACTGACATTATTGACATAGCGAAGGATGTTCCACAGACGTGGGAGTGGTTTTCCGTTGATTATAGCGCAGCAACAGATGGTTTGTCATGGAAATATTCTGGTAGCATATTTAAATATGTTATCCAGGATCTTCCCTCACAGGTTCGTGAGATAGCTATGGCCGTGCTCGGCCCACATAACCTCTATTACCCCTCGAAAGAGCGGGGTGTTGCCCCTATAATGAAGGGAACCATGCAGAATGGTCAATTGATGGGATCAATTCTTTCTTTTCCGATTCTCTGTTTAGCGAACCTCGGTGTGTACTGTCATTCAATGGCAGGATACATCCAGGATGGCGCCACAGTTCCGGCTCCGTCTAATATGTCTCGACGTGATATTCTTGGTCATGTCCTTATTAACGGGGACGACATGGTCTATGCTGCTCCTAAGGAGCGCTGGACGCGACATGTAGAGATTGGAAGGAAAGTTGGACTTGAAATGTCCATTGGAAAAGCCTATATTCATAGGGAATACTTAAATATAAATTCTCAATCCGTTTTATTCCCCTTGCAGAGGAATAAAGAAGGTCTTAGACCGAGATTTATTAATTTCCTGAATACAGGACTTTTCTTTGGGCAACATAAGGTCCAAGGTAAGACCGAAACG